TGGACGCGGCCGCGGGACCGCGAGGAGATCTCGTCGTCCTGCGACGTGGGCGCGCACGCATGGTGCAACGACGCATCATGCGTGTGTGCCTGCCACCGGCGCGCCGACGATGAGCCCGACGAGAGCATCGACGACTTCCTGACGGCCGTGATCGACGACTTCCGGCGCACCAACGTGTGGGACGAGGCGCCGACGCTGGCCGTGCTGTGTCAGGACCGCGAGGGCGCTCTGCGCGGCGTTCTCGCGTTCCCGGACTCCGTCTGGAGCTTCGCCTCACCGTTCGCCGTGCTGCGCACACTCGCGGGCGCGGTCAGGCAGATCGGGATCATGCAGTTCCCCGAGGAGCTCACCCCGCTCGGCCTGGTCCTCGTGAGCGAGGGGTACGGCATCGACGGCGACGCTCGGCCAGCCGGGTACTGGGAGACGCACCGCATCGCGGACGACCCGGCCGGCTACGAGTACGTGTCGGCGATCGCAGTCGATCTCGCCGGCGGCGCCTACGGCCGCGTGTATCGCCGGCACGCCGCTGAGGCCTACGCCAACACCGACACAACCGGGCGCCTCGTCGACGCGCTGCGCGAGCTGCTCGACGCGATGCAGCTATCCATCCCGGAGGCGACGTCGTGAGCCGGCCGGACTGGGCGCGGCGGGATCCGCGGGCGGCGATCGCGATCGCCGCGACGGCGTTTGTCGGCGCGATCGCTGTTGGCGGGCTGCTGTTGGCGATCTTCCTCGGTGCAGGGGGTGAGCTGTGAAGCCGGGCGACTGGGACGACGTCGTCGAGGGCTGGTTCATCGACGAGCTGCCGGACGGCCGCGGCATCTGGGTCGTGCCGTTCCTGTACACGCACGCGATCATCATCGGCCAGCAGGGCGCCGGCTACTACGACGACCGCTGGTGCTACGCGACGCGCGAGCTCGCGATCGTCGCGGCCGTGGTCTGGGACCCTGCGACCGAGGCTGAGCCGACCGGCTGGCACCGTCACCCCTCGTCCGGTCGCCGACGCGCTGGCGGCGACCCCGCGCTCGAGGTGGTCGCATCGTGACGGCGCCGATCGTTCCCCCGTATCTGACGGCGCGTGCCCGTGTCGCGGTCGTGTTCGCGCGCCGTATCGCGCGTGCTGAGCAGCTGCAGCACAGCCCGCTCGTCGCGGAGCTGGAAGCGCTGCGCGACGAGGTTCTCGCCGCGATCGACCCGGTCGACGAGGAGGGTCCGCATGATGCGGTCTGAACGGTTCCGTGCCGCGTTCGGTCTCGGGCATCGTGACCCGATCCCCGCGGGTGAGTTTCGCCTGGTGCAGCTGCGTGACGACTGGTGGTCGCCGAACACGTTCATCGGTGGCCGCGCCTGGTGTGATGCACGGCTGCGTGATTGCAGTGCGTGTGGTGGCCGTTGCTGTGGCTGCCGGCATACCGAGAGGAGGCCGTCGTGGCCCACACGATGAGGTTCGACGTCGACGAGCTCGAAGTGCGGAACATGGCCGTTGAACGGCCGGCGCCGGCCGACACCGAGTGGGCGGTCGCAGCGCTCACGTTGGGCGGTCTGCCGCTCGACGTCGCCGCCGATCTGCTGCGCGTCATCGGCCGCGGCCTCGACCGCGCCGGCTATGAGGCGTTCTTCCGGCAGGAGTCAGGTTTCCGGGTGCTCTACGCCCGGCGCAATCCCACGTCACCGGCGGAGGGAGGGCCCGCCAGCTGACATCGCGCGAGTTCTGCGTGTGCGCCCGAGCGCTCTTGATATTCGGGTGGGCCGGCTAGCCCCCGGTGCCGTCGCGGGTTAGAGCCGCATCAGTCAACCAACCCCAAGAACATCCAGGGCACCCGGTGAAGGCAGGCCTGGGCGGGAGCAGCGTGGCCGCTGCAGCCCCTGGTGTTCACAACCCGGCCCTGTGCTCCGAATAATCCCCGGAGTGGTCTCACCTATACCGACACCTGCGAGGCGACCAACCGACCGGTGAAGGCAGATCGTGGGGCGTCTTTCAGGACGTCCTGGGGTCCCCCTGCCCTCTCCCGCTCAGCTCCCGCCCTCCCAGTGACACCCGATGCCAGGAGGAGCATCCAGATGCCGAAACACCGATCCAGCAACCGGCGAGCACGCTGCCCGATCTGCAAGGCGCTGATCACAGCCCGGATGCTCAGCTGGCACATCACCAACCGCCACGACGAGGGCGCACCGACCGCGCTCGACCCCACGATCCGATGAACGACGAGCTCGCACCTGCAGCCGGCCAATGGGTCTACCTCTGCCGCGGCTGCGGATACCGGGCCGCGGGCGACAAGGGCACCGCCGAGAAAGCCCGACGCATCCACCGACACCGATTCGAGATCCACGGCCGCTGCGGATACCAAGCCCTCCTCTCCTCACAACACAGAAAGAAGTGACCTATGACGCTTTCCTACGACACCACCCAGTATGTGACGAAGACGCAGTACGCCGCACTCATCGGCAAGACCGACCGCACCGTGCAGCGCTACCTCGACGATGGCGAACTGCCCGGCGCGTACCAGGACGAACGCGGCCGCTGGATGATCCCGACCGACGCGCAACGCACCCCCCGCACCGGCGACGTCGTGCAGCTGCAGCAACGACGGCAGTCCGTCGACGAGCTCGCGGTCTCCGTCGCGCAGGCACTCGACGCGGCCCTCGACACGCTGCCGTCGTTCCTCCCGCTCGACGTCGCCGCCAGCGTGCTCGGCATCAGCCGGCACGCGATCGCCACCCACCGCGACTACTTCGGCGTCGTCCCGTTCGGCCCCAACGGATCCCTCGTGATCCCGCTCGCCACGATCAAGAGGATCCGCGGATGACCGTCGAGCTCGCGATCACGATCCACGTCCCGTCGACGGCACCGGCCGAGCTCATCGAGGATCTAGAGCAGCGAGTCGCGGGTCTCGACAATGTCGAGGTTTACGTCGACGCGACGTGCCGTGTGTGCGGATGCACCGAGGACGAGGCGTGCATCGGCGGCTGCTGGTGGGTCGAGGAGAACGCCGACGGCTACCTCTGCTCGGCGTGCGTGGAAGCGGAATCGTGAGCCCGCTGTCGTTCCCGCAGCTGACGCAGCTGATCGACGGCCGGTGGGTCGCAGACTGTCGTACGTGCGGGTGGCAGTCGATGCCCTCGCGGGTGAAGGCCTCGGTCGACTACGCGCGCCGCGCGCACGGCGCCGAAGCACTCTGCAAGCGGAGGCCGTCATGACCGGCTTCGTGATCAACGCGACGGTCACCCGCGACCCGGAGGGGCACCAGCTGCTGCCGAGGTTCACGGGCCCGTTCGTGTCGCGGGTCGAGGCGGAGGCGTTCATGAACGACCAGCTGCCGCTGTACGGGTCGTGGACCATCCGTGAGCTCACCGCACCCGAGGATTGGGCCCACTCATGACCGAGGTCGACGTCGACCGGCTCGCACTGTCCAGCGAGCTCGCGAACCTCGCCGAGCGGTTCACGATCGAGGCGAGCCTGTGGCGCGAGCCGAGCGCGCGCGAGGAGTGCGAGCGCACCGCCCGGCACCTGATGGAGCTCTCGCGCGTCGCGCTCTGGTCGCAGTCGAACATCGAGACGCTCACCGGCTACGCCGACGCCGCACGGCTGCTCGCCGGACACATCGAGGGCACCCGCCGATTCTTCAAGATCATCCTCACCCCCCCAATCTCAGCAGGAAGTGACACACGACATGACCTATGACACGGACTATCTGGACAACGCACGACAGCGGATCAAGCTCGCGCTCGATATGCGACGCACGTCCGAGGATGCGCTGGCGATCGCCCAGATCGCGACGGCTGAAGCGATCATCGCTGTCGCCCAACAACTGCGAGCCGCCAACCATCTCGCGCTGCTGACCGGTGCATCCGTCAGCGCGGCCGAAGTGGCGCAGCTTCCCGAGAATGTGCGTCACGCGCTCTGGCCCGACGAGGAGCGCGTGCCCGACGACCCCGACGAGTTGATGCGCGATGGCTGGTGATCACGAAGCACTGCCGGTCGATCCCGACTGCCAGGTCGGGAAGCATCGCGCGTGTCCCGGCACGACCTGGTCGGACGACCGAGACGATTGGGTGGAGTGCGGATGCCCGTGCCACACCACCCCTGAACCCCCGTCCGCCCAGGCGCGTCCCTACGGCCAGGGCGGACGGGCCCCCGCATGACCAGGTTCGTCGGCGTGCTGTTCGGCCCGCCCGGCGCCGGCAAGTCCACCGTCGCACGCAGGGAGTTCGACGTGCCCGTGCTCGACCGGGATCTCGACCCGTGGGCCGGCCGCACCGAGTCCGCGTTCACCGCAGCGCTGGAGCAGCTCGGCGGCCGCGCCGACGCACGCGCGATCGTCGTCCGCACCGGCGCGACCGAGACAGCCCGGCAGCGGGCGCTGTCGCTCACCGGAGCGACGCACGCATGGATGCTGCTCACCCCCCGCGACGTGTGTCACCAGCGCGTCGACGACCGCGGCCGCGACCCGCGCCGCGAGCATCCCGCGATCGAAGCCTGGTGGCGCAGCTACGAGCCGGCCGCGACCATTCCCGCCTGGTCCGGCGTGGTCGACCTCGACGCCGCCCGTGTCGACCGTGCTGCGCGGGGCGCGCCGCTCGCGCCGCTGTGCGACCGCTGCAAGTCCCGGCACCTGGTGTCGCTGCCGTGCTGGGCCGGCCGATACGCGCAAGACAAGCGCGAGCTCGTGCTGCGCATCAAGGGCCGGCGCTGTCAGCTCGGCCTGCCCGGATGCAAGATCCGCGCTACCACCGCCGACCACCTCACCGCCAGATCGCGCGGCGGCACCGACGACCTCGACAACCTGATCCCCGCCTGCCCGCGCTGCAACCGGGTGAAGAGCAACCGCACCACCAACCCGTACGGGAACCTGCCACCCGTCGCCGGCAACGGCGAACCCGTGAGCTCCCGCTACCGATGACATAGGACACGACACATGACACTGACACCTGAAGCCTTGCCCGTGCTCGCTGCGATCACGCTCGAGCGCGATCGCCAACTCGCCGAGCTCAGCTGGACACCAGACCATGACGATGAGCACGGCGCCGGCCACCTGCTCGCCCTCGCATACGGACACCTTGATGCCGCTGGCGACGATGCCGACGGGCACGGCGTAGATCGTGTCGAGCTCGTGAAGGCCGCAGCTCTCATCGTCGCAGCGATCGAAGTCGTCGACCGGAGCGACCGATGAGCGACAAGATCATCGGGGGATCGGCGTTCGGGATCGGTGACGCACTCGTCGACGTGCGCCGTGCTGTGCTCGTCGACGGGACGACGGTCGTCGCCCTCGGTGGGCTGCGCGATTCGGGCGTCGAGCGGATGCTCGGGCTGGAGATCACCGGCCGCGTGAACAAGAGCACCGAACGCAGCGACACCCTGTACCTGCTGAGCATGGACGGTGTAGCCGGCATCGTGTCCGAGCTGCTCGGCCTGGCGCAGCGCATGGGCCCGGAGTACGTCGAGCAGCTCGACCAGCTGATCAGGCAGCGCATCGACGAGCTGCCGGGCGAGTGAGTGACATCATGGGCGCCATGCCCGAGCCGTACATCTGTGCCGAGTGCGCAGCTGCTGTGGGGGGGCGCGGCATCGACAAGCTACGTCGTGAGTGGCCGACGCTCGCGAACGCGCTGGATGACGCGTTCCGAAAGCGCACCCGCTACCGATGACGTGCGCGGCGAGTCGATGCGAGCCTCACGTCTGCGCGACCGAGGAGGAGCGTCGCGAGTTCGATGCTTCGGTTTCTGAGTGAGCTTTCGATGCTTGGACACCCCGCGACCTGTGGATATTTACCCTGAACGCTCAGAAAAAAACCCGGATCGCGCGGATAATCGCGCGAGCCGGGCCGGGTGAGCTCGACTGTAGTCGGCCACGCCCGCGCGCACCAGCCGGGAGAGTGGATCCGGGCGGATAATGGCGGCATGAGCACTCTTCCCGGCGCCGAGGCGTGGGGAGGAGTGCGCCCACCGTCGGATCTTGTGCAGCGGATGAGCGACGCGATCGAGGCACGGCGCAGCTCGGGTGCGATCCAGCCGTGGCATGAGGGCATCGCCGCCGCGGTGCTGGAGCTCGCCGAGGAAGCGCAGCACGCGAAGGGCATCGCGAAAGCGCAGCTGTACGCGCAGATGCTCGCGGCCGAGTCGCGGCTGCCCGAGCCGGTCGTCGAGGAGAAGGGCGAAGTGCTCGAGTACGAGGCCGACCGGATCCGCGCCTACCTGGAGGAGTTCGACCGTGGCCTCGACACCGCCGCCGCTGCTGCCGACGATCAGGACGTCGAGATCTCCGCACCGCTATAGCGACGGGCGTCTGGTCGGCGCGATCATCGCCGCGAAGCTCGGCCGGCGTCCGACCAGATGGCAGCAGTACGTCCTCGACGTCGGCCTGGAGCGCGTCGACGGTCCCGGGTCCCCGTTCGCCTACGCGAACGTCGACTTGATCGTCGGCCGGCGTTGCGGGAAGTCGGTCACGACGATGGGTGTCCCGCTCGCCCGGTCGCTCGCCGGCCCCGTCGTGCTCGACACCGGCCGGGTGATGCCGTTCCTCGGCGCGCACACCGCGCAGAACCTCGTCAAGGCGCGGCAGCGGTTCCTCAAGGATCTCGTCGAGCCGTACCGGGAGTCGATGAGCTCGGACGTGTGGCGGTCCGGGGTGAAGCTGCGCGAGGCGATCGGCGACACGTCGCTGACGATCGATCCGGCCACGGCCGGGAAGGACTGGCGGCTGCGGCGGTCGTCGCAGATCCAGGTGTTCGCCCCGACCCGCTCGAGCGTCCGCGGCGACGGGCTGATGCACCTGACGTTCGACGAGTGGCTGGTGTTCACCAGGCTGCTCGGGCAGGAGCTGCTCGCCGCGGCGGGTCCGACGCTCGGCGACGCGCGCGGCCATGGCCAGATCTGGCGGTGCACGAACATCTCGGTGCTGAACAACGAGCAGACGGCCGTGTGGGAGACGAAGGAAGCCGGCCGCGCCGCGGTCGACGCCGGCCACACCTCCGGGACGGCGTACTTCGAGTTCACGATCCCAGAGGGGTCCGACGTCACCGACGAGCACCTCTGGGCCGAGTGGTATCCGGGCATCCGTGACGGTCTGATCCGCATCGAGGAGCTGCGCGAGGACCTCAAGCGGCTCGGGCCCGAGTCGTTCGGCGCCGAGTACTTCGGACTGTGGCCGGGCGCCGGCGCGATCGTGAAGCTGTGGGAGACGATCGCGCGCAGCAGCTGGGAGAACGCCGGCGTCGGCGCCGACGAGCTGCACATGCCCGATGACGTGCCGGCTGCGCTCGGCGTGGACATCGACCCGTTCGACCGGTCCGCGTCGATCACCGCGACGTCGGTCGATCCCGACCGTGACGGCCTGGTGCAGGAGATCATCGACGACCGGCCCGGCTCGTCGTGGGTGCTCGACCGGCTACGCCAGCTCGAGCCCACGGTCAACGCGATCGGCATCGACGACTACGGGCCCGGCCATGACCTGATCCTCGACATCGAGCGTGACGAGCCGGCGATCGCCCGCAAGCTCGTCAAGACGACCGCGCAGGACATCGTGGCGGCGTGCTTCGCGTGGGACTCGAGGCTGCGCGCCGGCGGGCTGCGGATCCGCAAGTCCGACACCTACGCGAAGGCCACCCAGGCCGCCGGCGCCGCGCAGCGCACCAGCGGGAAGGCGTGGCAGTGGGAACGCCGACTGCCTGTCCCGCAGACGCCGATCGTGAGTGCTACCCTCGCCGCATGGGCGTTGGGACGCGCGCCAGAACCAGAGACTTTCTTCGTGTACTGAGGAGCTCAGGCCGTGGCATCCCGCGCAGTCGCCCTGTCATACGCCGCCAGGCGACTCCGCAATCAGCAGGTCGTGAACCGCATCACGTCGCCGCGGGCCGACCAGAGGTGGACGCGGGCTGAGATCCTCTACGGGCCGGGCGTGCCCGACGTCCCAGTCGTCACCGAGAACTCGGCGATGGGGAACCCGTTCTTCGGCCGCGCGGTCGACCTGATCTGCAACGCGGCCGCCGGCACCGACTGGTACGCCCGCCGCTACGACCAGCAGCTCGGCATCCGGGCTCCGCTGCCCGACCAGCCCAACATCGTCACCGACCCGTCACCGCTGCAGACCCTGTGGAACTACCGATGGGGAGCCACCGAGGATCTCATCCTCTACGGCAACCACTTCGGCCTGAACGGTGACCTGGACTGGCGTACCGGGCGGCCCGGCTGGATCGTGCCGCTGCCGGCCGACGAGGTCTGGATCATGACCGACCCGGCATCCCCGGGCTGGTACCAGTGGGTGATCGGCGGCGAAGCGTTCGACCCTGACGAGATCTTCCACGTCTCGGCCGGCGCTCGCTCGGGCGAGATCCTCGGCCGCGGCGTCCTCGCCCAGCATCATGACTGGCTCGCCGGCGTCGAAGCCGCAGAGCAGTGGTCGCGTGACGTGTTCGCGGCCGGCGCGCTGCCGCCCGCCGTGATCACGGTCAACAGCGCCGCCGGGCAGACCGATCTCGACAAGGTCAAGGCGAAATGGCGTGAGGTCATGTCCACACGTGAGCCGATCGTGCTGCCCAACGGCACCGAGCTGAAACCGATCGTCGGCAATGCGGAGCAGTCGCAGCTCATCGAGGCCCGCACCTGGAATGCGACCGCCGTGGCGAACGTCGTCGGCGTGCCGGTGTGGAAGCTCGGCCTGGAAGGGCCGACGATGACGTACCAGAACGTCGAGACCGGAGACATCGACTTCGTGCGCGACTCGGTCGACCGGTACGCGCGGCCGCTCACCGAGGGCATGAGCAAGTGGATGCTGCCGGCCGGCACCGACGTCGTCTGGGACTACGACTCCCGGATGCGCGCCGACCAGAAATCCGTCGCCGACGTCCTGGTCGCCTACGTCAATGCAGAAATCCTCACCGTCGACGAGGCGCGCGCGCGAATCGGCCGCGGCCCGATGCCGGCGGCGCCCGTCGCGCCGGCTGCTGCGGAGAACAACACCACTCACCTCGACGACGCGGCTGCCGCGGCCGCGGAGCTCAACACGATTGGAGTCGGATGATGAGCGAGCTCGTGATTGCCCGGTCGCTGCCGGTCGACGTGCTCGACACGATCGGTGACGGGTGGACGGTCTACGGTCGCGTGGTCCCGTATGGCGTCACGCAGACCGTGTCGGATGACGGCAAGAAGTTCTACAAGGAGCGGTTCGAGTGCGGCGCGTTCCAGAACTCGGCGAAGAACCGCGGCCGCGGGGTCCGGTTCCTTGCCGGTCACAACCGCGACATCGACATGTCGCTCATCGGCCGCTGTGTGGAAGTCCGCGAGCTCGACGACGGCCTGTACACCGCGTTCCGGATCTTCCGTGATCACCCGCTCGCCGAGGAGGCCCGCTCCGGCGAGCTCACGAAGTGGTCAGTCGGTGCGCTCGTGAAACGGACCCACGACGACGCCGGCGTGCAGGTGCGCACCTGGTGCGTGCTCGACCATGTCGCCGCGACCGCGGTGCCGCAGTACGAGGGCGCCGGCGTCCTCTATGCCCGTGAGTCCGTGATCCCCGAGCCGACCCCGATCCGTGACGCGCTGCGCGCGAAGCTCGACCAGCTGCGCGCGGACAGGTAACGTGTGCGGCAGTAGAGCCGCAAACCCGGCGATCGTCATCGGCACCCCCCGCGAGACGGGCATTCCCGAGACGTGACGACCGGCCTCCCGGCCAGATCATCAGCATCTGACCGGAGGCATCCCGCATGGGTAAGTACCTGGACTCGCTCAAGGAGCAGTTCGAAGAGATCAGCGACGGCATCGAGGAGACCCTCGACCGTGCCGCGGACGAGAACCGCGAAGTCACTAAGGACGAGCAGACCGCGATCGACCGTGATGCGTCGCGCGCGGAGGAGCTCAAGAAGGCGATCGAGCACTACACCGAGATCGAGGTGAGCCGCTCGAAGGTCGCCGACCTCTCCAGCAAGGTCCCCTCGCGACCGCAGCGCACCTCGACGACCGTCGTCGTCGAGCGTGACCGGGATCCCGAGAAGGAGCTGCTCGACGCGTTCCCCACGATGGGTGACTACATCGTGACCGTCGGGCGGGCGTTGCGTGGCGACAAGGAGGCCGGCGAGCTGATCGAGCGTGCCACCGCGCACCAGACCACCGCCGACAACCCCGGCATTATCCCTCGCCCGATCGTCGCGCCCGTCATCACCGCGACCAGCAACGACCGGCCGTTCATCACGTCCATCGCGAACAAGCGACTCCCGGCCGGCAGTTTCGACCGGCCGACGATCACGCAGCACGTCGCGGTCGGCATCCAGGCGGCTGAGAAGGATCTCACCGCGTCGCAGAAGCTGCTCATCGGCAAGCTGCCGGTGTCGGCGTCGACCTATGCCGGGCACCTGAACATCTCCCGGCAAGACATCAAGTGGTCGAGCCCCGGCATCATGCAGATCGTCGCCGAGGACTTCGTGCACCGCTACGCGGTCGAGACCGACAAGGACGCCGTCACTCAGTTCCTCGCGTCGATCGAGAACGACCCGATCGCCGGCGACCTCACCGCGGCCGGTGTGACCGGCGCGATCTTCGAGGCCGCGGCCGCGGCGATGACGACCGCCGACGGGGCACCGCTGCCCGACACGATCTGGGCATCCCCGGACGTGTGGGGACAGCTCGGCGGCCTGGTCAACAACAACGGCACGCTCGTGTTCCCGTCCGTCACGCCGACGTCGGCCGCCGGCAACCTGCTCGGCCTGCGACTGGTCGTGGATCCCTGGCTCACGGCCGGCACCGCTGTGGTCGGTCCGGCCCGGTTCCTGGAGTGGTACGAGGACGTCGACGGGCTCATGCAGGTCGCCGAGCCCGACGTGCTCGGCCAGCTGGTCGGCTACGCCGGCTTCGGCGCGTTCCTGAACACGAAGCCCGACCTGTTCACGCCGCTCACCCTCACCGCGCCCGTCGAGGCCCCCGCCCTCGCGAAGACGAGCTCGAAGTAGGACCCCGGATCCCCGCGCGCCGACTCCGATCGCGGCGCGCGGGGAACCGGCATCCACGAGAGGGGATGCTGTGAACCTCGACGACATGCTCGCGCTGCTGCCCGACAACACCACCGGGCAGATCTCCGCCGACGATCTGCGCCAGATCGTCACTGGCCTATGGGACTACACCGCGTCGGTACAGAGCACCCTCAACGAGGTCGTCGTGACCGGCGTGCCCGCCGTGCAGGCCGCGATCGACGAGCTCGACGTGCGGGTGACCGCGCTGGAGAACGAATGAGCACCCCCGGGTCGCCGTTCGACGCCGCCTACAGCCGCGCGTTCGGCGCGGCCGCGCCCGTCTACCCGGATCGGGACACGCTCGAGCAGAAACTCGCCGTGTACGTCGACGTGCGCCTCGACGCCAGCTCCGCGGACGCCGTGTACGTCGGCGACTGCACCGACGAGGCGATCCAGTGGCTCACCGACACGATCGGCACCGCGACGAACGTGCCGGTCACCGCGTATCAGCGGGCGTTCCTGGAGGTCGGCGCGCAACTGTTCCGCCGGCGACGCACCTGGTCGAACATCGACCCGATGGAGGCGCCCGCGGTGCCACCGGTGCGGTCGAACCCGTACACCGCGGCGTATCCGATCCTCGCCCCGTATATCGGGCCGGTGATGGCATGAGCCAGCTCACCGCCCGGCTCGCGCAGCTCACTGCCCAGATCAAAGACGCGATCTGGGCTGCCGAGGATCTCGAAGACGCCGAGCTCGTGACCGTCTCCAACACCGGCCTGGACTTCATGCAGTCCCGCAGCCCCGCCGCCGGCGGCGTGATCGTCTACCCGTTCCCGAAGGTGCAGATCCCCGCACCGCGCGGCATCCGCCGCGTCACCTGGACGATCGGCCTGGTCGCCGGCGGCCCGGCTGTAGAGGCCGCGGCACGCTGCTCCGACCTCCTCGACGTGATCACCGCCGCCGGCATCGTCTCCTGGCGTGCCGCGGCCGCGACCGTCGACCCCACCGACTTCGCGACCAGCGAAGACCCGAAGGCCCCGAAGATCCCCGGCTGGGCGATCACCATCACAGAGGAGTACCTGTCATGACCCTTGTTGGACCCTGCGTCCTGCTGCTGGGTGACGCCGCCACCGCGATCAACTACGGCGACTTCGTCACCAACATCGTCCAGAACGCGCCGCAGCCGATCGTGCTGCCCGCGATCAACCGCGACTACTCGGACAGCCCGACCCGCGGCTACACCATCACCCTCACCGGCGTGCAGGAGACCCTCGACGACGGCACCCTGTGGCGCTACCTGTGGGACAACTTCAACGACACCGACGTACCCGTCACCTGGTCGCCGATGGGCGACGGAGAGGTCTACTTCTCCGGCCTGATCGCGTCGATCCCCGACCCGTCCGTCGGCGGCGCCGCGAACCAGCACGGCACGTTCGACATCACCCTGACCCTCGTCGCACGCCCCACGATCGTCCCGGCGCCGACGCCGCCCGAAGGGCTCGCCGCGCCCGTCGCCGAGGCCGAAGAGGTACCGGCCGGCTGATGCTGAAGATCGTCGACGTCAACGACAGCATGGGCGATGTCCTGCTGACGCTGCAGCGTGCGCAGACCGACACCCAGGACGAGATGCGGGATGCCGCCGACTCCGCGATCGAGTCGTCCTGGGTACCGGCGCTGCAGGCCGCGGCATCCGGCGCGCAGCAGACCAAGCTGCTCGCCTCAGGTGCTCACGCCGACGTCGACGACCTCGGGTTCACCCTCACCGCCGGCGTCGGCCCGGCACTGTCGGGCGGACTCGACAGTTCGCACTGGTACGCCGTGGACTACGGCATGAATCCGCGGCGGATCGCCGCGCCGAACCGGCGCCGCACGATCCGTCTCGGCGGCGGCCGCGAGTTCCAGGCCGCGACGCTGATCTGGGTCGGCCGGAACCTACCGCCCCGCAACGCGAAGGGCCGCGTCATCTACCCGACGATCGGCACCCAGTCGCAGGACTACGTCACCGCGTGGGTCGACGGTCTCATGGGACAGTTCGACGACCCCGTGTTCGACGCCGACGCCGGCGACGTGCAGAGTCAGGTGGCCGGCTCATGGCAGTAACCGTCCGCTTCATCGCCGACGTCGTCAACTGGCTCTCAGGGCTCGACAAGTCCGAGGCCGCGGTCGACGACAACGCCGACGCCCTCGCCGACCTGATGAAGCAAGCGGTCGAGCTCGGCACCCAGGCCGGCAAGACCGCCGACGAGATCGCGTCCGATTTCTCGACGGCGTTCGGGGTTCCCCTCGACCGTGCGAAGCGCGCCGTCGACGAGGTCACCAGCTCCACCGAGGATCTCGCCGACGCCGGCAAGTCCGCCGAAGCCGCCGGCGACGACATCGCGTCCGGGATCGAGGGCGGAGCGACCAAGGCCGGGGGCAGCCTCACCGAGCTCGGCTCGATCGCGAAGGACGTCCTGTCCGGTGATATCGGCTCGGCTGCCACCGGGGCCGTCGACGCGCTCGGCTCGATCGCGACTGCAGCAGGCATCGGCGGGGCAGCCGGCAGCGCGATCGTCAGCGCACTGAGCGGTCTGGTCGGCGCAATGGTCGACGAACTCACGAAGTTCGCCGAGATGTCGAAACAGGTCAAGGAAGGCGTCATCAACGACTTCGTCGAGCTCGGCGACGGGCTCGACCAGGCCGCGGTCGACCGCCGCATGAAAGAGATCCTCGGCGGCGAGGACACCCGCCGACAGGCGATGCTGCTCAAGGACCTCCTGGGCACGGACCTACCCACCGCGCTACTCGTCCTTGCCGGCGACTTCGACACCGCGGGAATCAGCGCGTCCGAGGCCTCGAAGGCGATCGCTGACGCACCCGGCAACGTCCGGATCGATGACTGGGAGGCGCTCAAGGCCACGATGGACGGCCTGAACCAGGGGCTCGCGGAAGGACCCGCGATCGCCGACGCTCAGGCCGAAGCGCTGTCGCGTGTCGCGATCGCCAGCGCCGAAGCATCCGTGGCTGCGGGCGAGGCGACGAAGTCGGTCGATGAATTCGGCAACACCGTCTACCAGCTGCCCGACGGGAAGGTCGTCGTCGTCGACGCCGAGACCGGGCAGGCAATCAGCGACATCACAACGGTGCAGGACTACGAGCTGCACAACAAGACGGTCGCAGTCAGCGCCGACACCAGCGCGTTCTACCGCGACATGTACGCGCTCACGACCAGGAGGTTCGCCGGCGTGACCATTCCGGTCAACTACGTCGAGAAGCGACCAGGAACGGCGCAGCTCACAGGATGAACACGATCACGATTCTCGACGGCTCCGGCCGGCAGATGAGCCCCGAGCTCATCCATCAGGCGTGGGCGCCCGCCCGACAGTCGCGGAACATCGTGCACGAGCTGCTCGACGGCACGATCGCGACCGCGCTCGTCGCCGCAGCACCCCGCAAGGGTCGCCTGCAGCTGTATTTCGTTGACGAGGGATCCGCCGCGACGTGTGTGAACCTGCACGCCGCGCCGGCGTCGTTCTCGCTCGTCTCCGACGAGAGCTCGACCGTGTCGATGACCTACGTCATCGCTGACCGAGGCAGTGCGACCTACCAGCTGGACCCCGAGACCCGGCACCTGTGGCTCGTGTACGTCGACTTCCAGGAGATCGTGCCGTGAGCACGCAGCTGCTGCGCCCGTACTGCGCTGTCACGCTCGGCAGCGAGAGCGCGGCGGCGATCGAGGGTCCGGTCACGATCGACTCGTCCTGGTCCCCGTACGCGCAGTCGACGGTCGTGCTGCACCTCGACGACTTCGAGGCCGCGATCGACATCGACCCGCGCACACCGTTGCGTGCGACGCTCGCACCGACCGTCACCGGCGCGTTCGCCGTCAACGGTGCCGGCGACACCGTCTGGGTCCCCGACGCCGGCCGCCGATTCGACCTCGGCGTCAGATCGAGGCGCGTCCAGTTTGAGGACCGCACCGTCACGCTCGAGCTCGCATCCGACGAGGCGCTGCTGCAGGACTACGCGCCCCTCGTCGACGACACCGGCCCCTGGAGTCTCGCGAGCTCACTCCGGTCGGTATGCAATTACGTGCTGAGCAAGGTCATCCCCGACGCGACGCTCGACCGTCTCGTCTACGACGGCTACGAGGCCGGCATCGACGGATGGATCGCCGACACTTCGACGAACGCGATCTGGTCGACGTCGAGCCCGCGCACCGGCACTCACAGTCTTGCGATCGTCCGTCTGAGCAGTGCGGGTGCAGGCGACGTCGTGGCGCGCAAGACGTTCGCCGGTTTCACGATCGGCAAGACTTACCGCGTCGGCGCGTGGACGCGGAACATCAGCGCGACGAACGCGCGCATCGTGATCACCGGCATGACCGCCATCACCGGCATCACTCCGACGAGCACCTACCAGTACGTCTCGCGCGACTTCGTCGCGACCGCGACGACGCACGAGATCGGTGTCGCCGGGACCGCGACGGCAGGAGGCACGAGCGCGGGACTCCGGTTCGACGACTTCGAGATTCTCGAACTGGGCACCAGCACCGACGCGGACGTGACGCCGGTGTGGGAGTTGACGCAGCTGTTCCCGAACCCGGCGGTGCGCTCGATCGTCGGCAACTGGATCGCCGGCGGAACCAACGGCAACCTGTCGCGTGAGACCGGCTGGGCGGCCGGGTCGATCCCCGCGGCCGCGGACCTCACCACTGCGACGCTGACCACCTTCAGCGGCAACAGCGGCAACGGTCAGGGCGGCGCGTTCGGGCAGACCGCGACGCTCGTGCCCTACGTCCCGGTCACGCCCGGCAAGACCTACACGGTGTACTGCTGGGCGCTGTCCGCCCAGGTAGCGAAGCAGGTCAAGCTCTCCTGTCAGATCTTCGGCGCTGACGGGCAGTTGCTGCAGACCGGTGTCAAGCTCGCCACCGTCGACCTGCCCGTGAACACGTGGACGCTCGTCAAGGGGACGATCGAGATCCCCGCCGTGGGCGCCCGCCTGGGCCCGTTCGTGTATGCGGATGACGGTGTGCAGTGGGCGAACGGGAACACGCTGCGCACGACGGCGTGGATGGCGCACGAGGGCGTCTACCCGACCACGATCACCTGGTTCGACGGTGCGACCCCGGCCGACTCGAAGTACACCTACGAGGTCCTCGGTCCCGCGCACGCGTCGGCCACGACCCGCAAGCCGAAGCAGCCCGGCATCGACCCTGACTCGCTGATCTGGTCCGCCGGCACCACCGCGTGGGACTTCCTGGAAGCGCTGGTCACCGCGGCCGGGCTGCGGCTGTTCTGCGACGAGCTGCGTGTCTGGCGGCTCGTGAAGCCCGACTACACCGTCGACGGCAGCGTCGTGCTCACCGCCGGCAACGCTACCGCCGGCGACGACCTGATCAGCCGTGAGGATGCGCAGGTGTGGGCGCAGGGCGTGGTCGTCCGCTACACGTGGACCGACGCGGACGGGATCTCGCGCACCAAGGACGACACTGCCGGCGCTGCCGGCAAGGTGCTGCTCGTCGAGTACCGCGATACCCCGTATCCGGGTCCGGGCGCGGCCGCGGCGATCCTGGCGGCCATGACCGCTCGCGGCCGCGTGCAGGGCGTGACGTCGCTCACGGACTACCGGGCGACCCCGGGCATGCAGTCGCGGGCGTCGATGCCCGGATCCGGCCAGGTCGTCGGCACGGTCCGATCCGTCCAGTTCGACACCGCGACCGGGCTCATGCAGGTCGCGTCCAAGGGGCAGCAGGAGATCCCCGCCGACTCGTGGGCCGGCGCAGCCGACACGACCTGGGCCGACGTCGCTGACTCGGTCACCTGGGCGACCTACACCCCCTGAGAGGAGACCGACGATGGCGAATGGTGACGCTGCAGGCGCAGCCGGCATGGACGTGGTCCCGTCGACGGCAAAGCTGAAGCTCGGCTACGACGAGATCAACAAGACCCGCGACTACATCCTCGCGTTCGGTGTCCCCGCGACCGGCCTGCCCGTCAACAAGGGCGGCACCGGCGCCACGACAGCAGCGCAGGCACGCACGAACCTCGGCATCACCTGGGCGAACCTGTCGGGCAAGCCGTCGTCGTTCCCCCCGTCCGCGCACACCCACGACTCGCTGAGCACCGGGCCGGTGTCGTTCGGCTGGAACAGCGGCCTGAACCGGTGGAACACGAACGAGAGCATCGCCGCGGCCGCGGCCGTGTTCGGCGGCGACGTGAACGTCGGCGGCCACATCTACGTGCCCAACTCCACCCCCGCGTCGGCCGGATACACCGTCGCGTACATCAACAACGACGGCCGGCTCTGCCGCGGCGCATCCGCCCGCCGATTCAAGAAAAACATCCGCGCCGCCCGCCCGCTCGTCAACGCGTTCGGCATCCCGCTGTCCGAGTTCGAGCTGCGCGGCGGCGACGGCACCCGCATCCTCGGGTACATCGCCGACGACATGGCCGAGATCCCCGACCTGGCCCGGTTCGTGATCCACGACGCGAAGGGCCGCGTCGAGGGCATCGACCACATTCAGCTGCTGCTCGCGCAGACCGTGCAGCTGCACGCCGAGGTGCAGCAGCTGCGCGATCGCGTCGCCGAGCTCGAAGGGGCACGCTGATGGGCACCGCGACCGACGGGCAGCTCGCCCACGACCTCCTGCTCGGCTACGAGCCGCTCTCACGCCACGGCGCCTGCTGGTACTACGTGTGGCAGGCATACGCGGATGCGGGCGCCAGCACGGCCCACGGCGCCATTCCGACCGCGTTCCTGGCGTGGGAGGCCACCGAAGGGCGCCACCCGGGCGACATGAACCCACCCCCGGGCGCGGCGATCTGGCTCGGCACCCGCTACGACGGCAACACCGACGGCGACGTGTTCATCGCCGGCGCCTACGACGGCGACCACGCCGCGACCGACCAGCCCTCCTGGGGACAGACCGGGCTCACCTCGATCGCCGGCCGCATGGCGCTGACCGGCCGCGAGTACCTCGGCTGGTCCGACCACGTTCTCGACTGCCCGATCACCGGCCCCACACCCACACCCACCCCGATCGAGGAGAACGCCATGAACCACCTGCTGCAGATCGACCCCGACGTCGACGGACGCTGGTTCCTCATCAACTTCGGCGCCGGCACCGCGCAGCGCATCCACAACGGGCTGCAGCTGGACCTCATCCGCCGCGACCCTACCGTCGACCAGGTCGCCGGCCCGCAGCCGGCCAGCGTGCTCGACGGCCTCACCATCACCGGTGAGTGAACCCACCCTGCCACCGCAACGCAGCCCCCTCGCGCGCGCGGCCAAGACGGGAGCGACCCTCGTCGCCCTCGTCCTGGCCGTCGGCATGGCAACCGCGCTCAACCTGTTCTGCGTCGCCGTGCTCTGGGACGCGATCTCCAGCGCCGGCCCCGGCCTCAGCGAGAACGCCACCCAGATCCTCACCGGCTGGGGCGGCGGCATCATCGGCATCCTCGGCACCGTATTCGGCTACACCTCAGGAGCCAGCCACGCCCGCGCGTCACAGGACACGTCACACGACATGTCATAGTTGCCGCATGGCTTTTGGTCGCCCTCGCCGCGTTGGTCCAACCCGGGTGACCGGGTGGATCGATCGGACTGAAATCGTCGGAGAGTTTCCGTACCAGGATGCGATCGCGAAGGTCGTCGCCGAGCGGGGGATGACTGGGCACGTCGTACGAGTCGCCGTCGCGGAAGACGATACAGTCACCGTCTCGTTCGTCCAGGGCGAGCAGCTCCTCCCGTGCGGTCGGCTGCCGGACGAGTACGCCGCGACGTACGTCGACCTGTTCAGGACGATTTACGCGGCCGGGAACGTCATCGAGGTGCCAGCCCAGATCTTCGGCGGCACGGAGGACAAGCCGCACTTTGGCGTGTGGATCGGCACCGACTACGCGAGCTGAGGATCACTCGGTGTACACGTCGACGTCGGACAGCTTGACGTCGTAGAACGCCAGACGCTGCGCGACGTCGTCGACCCACTGACCGTCGAAGTCGTCCCACGTCTCCTGCTGGTTCTTGCAGATCAACTCGGGCGTGACGTCGTCGCCGGTGAACTCGTTCGGCGTCGCACTCAGTACCTCGATGCAGTTGTGCCATGCCTTCTCCGCCTGGGTCGGCTCGGGGTCCGGAGCTGAGCAGCCGCAGAGCGCGATCGTCGAGAGCGCAATGACAGTAACCACTGTCACATGACGTTTCATAGGACACATCATGCCGCCGCGAACTCGACGGCGCGACGTTTCGCCCCGCCGGGCACGGCCGTGTACGTCTGCGTCGTCGCGACGTTCGAGTGCCCGAGAAGTTCCTGAACAGCGCGGATATCCCGCTCTGCACCCTCGTATGCGTGCGACGCGAACCGGTGCCGCAGCATGTGCGCAGTGACGCCGGCAGGCAGCGCGCGAGAGAGCAGCTTCGACACGTACGCGGCCGAGAGGTGGCCGTCGACGTTGCCGGGGAACAGGAACCCGGGATCCCGGGTAAGCAGCTCGAGCGCCAGGCGCGCCGGCACCGGCACGTCGCGCGTGCGATCGCCCTTGCCGCGGATCTTCATCACCCAGTCGCCGAGGAGATCCTGTCGGAGATCTCCGGTGTGAGCTCGCGCGATCTCGCAGCAGCGCAGACCCATCTGCGAGCCGAGGCGGATCATCAGCTGCACGCGCGGGTCGCTGCCCTTCATGCCGGCGGCGATCGCCGCCTCGGGAGCCGGCCGCGGGCCCCCCGCCCGCGGCCGCGTCGACGGTAGCAGCACCGTCGGGTCCTCATCGACGATCTTCGCGACCAGGTGCGCCCACGTGTAGAAGTTGCGCAGCGTGGACCGGGCGACGTGGACCGTGCTCGCGCCCCAACCGTTCGAGCCGAGGTAAGTGATCAGGTCGTCATGCGTCACCGCGCGCGGTGAGAGCCCGGTCGCGGCCGCGAAGCGGCGGAGGTGGTAGCTGCGCTGATAGCGGGTGGATGCCGGCCGCGGCACTGCGGCCAGCCAGGCGAGATATCCCGCCAGGGGAGCGCGCCATTCCGGGGGAGTAATGATCTGCGATCTCATGACGAGAACGTAGACCCTGAAACATCAGTTTTAGGGTCCAGCCCATTCCGGCAGCGGCACATAGGCCGGATCACTCGGTCACACGACGGGCGATCTCGGCCGAGATGATCCGGATGCCGGCCATGACGTCATCCAGGCGATCGAGGTCTCGGGCGGCGTACGCGGCATCCCAGCGGCGACCGAGCTCGCGCTCTGCTGCAATGAGCTCGTCGAGCGTCATCGCGTCGACGGACTTCATGCTGGCACCGCCTCGCGGAAGCGGGGCGCCGAGTCGATCGAGATCACGTCGGCGAGCCAGGCGTCGAGCTCCTCGTCGGTCGGTCCTGAATCAATGGGTTCAGGGTTCAAGTCCCTGGGGGCGCACCAGGACGGATCGCCTACCTCACCAGTGAGGTAGGCGATCGTCGTTTCTAGGGTCGCCGCGGCATCCCGCAGGTTCTCCGCAGACCATCCGCGCTCACCGCGCAGACGCTTGCTCAGGCCGCTCTGGTCGACGTTGAGCGCCCGAGCGAGCGCCACGCCGGTGATTCGGCGATCGAACATCCGCATGTGCACGCGTCGCCCGATCTCGGCATCCATCGCCGGTCGAAGCGCCGGCACGCTCTGCTGAAGTGACATGTCGCCATGATAGGGCGATTCAGGCTGAATAGGCCATGTATGGGCGTGTCGCTTGCCCGATCTGTCCTTTGAGGCCTACCGTGGCCCTCATGACCAGCAACCTCCCGATTGCGCCGCGTCTCGACCTCACCGCCGGCCAGGCCGAGGCACTATCCGGCATCACTCGCAAGACTCTCGCACGCATGGCCCAGCGAGGCGACATCATCGGCGCGCAGCCCGGCGGGCGCATGTGGCGCTACAGCAGCGAATCGATCCGCTCCTATCTGGAGGCGGTCGCCGGCGAGCGGATCGCGTCGTGAGCTCGTCGACGGATCCGCGGGAGCTGGTGATCCAGCTGGGCAACCAGCTGCTCGACGCGCTTTTCGAGTACGAGAGCTGCCGCGCAGCTGGCGAGGAGCTCAGGGCGCGCCTCGAGGCCGGCCACAAGATGCAATCCGACGAGGCCAAGTCGATCGTGATGCCGCTGCTGGTCGCTGGCCAGCGTCTCGCGACGGCGAAGGATGCCTACGTCACGGCGCGCGGGATCGTCGAGCTCTACGACGGCGCGGAGGCGAAGCGATGACCGGCGTGCGGCCGTCGGTGCCTGACACAGACTCGGCGGGCCCCGAAACCCCCTCGGGGCCCGCCGACACCATGGAGGCGGCGGGATGACGGTCGACATCGTGCAGAGCATCCTCTACGTGCTGACGGTCGTGTTCCTGGTGGCCGCGAACCTGCTGCAGGGCAGGCGGATCTCGTACCTCGAGGAGCGGGTTCGTGCGCTGGAGACGTCGGCGCTGCAGCGTGCAGTGCGCGACTGGATCGCGGCGCGCAGGGAGCAGGGCTGAGGCGTGGGCGCGGCACCTGGGGGGCAGCCGTCGTTCACGTGTCCGTCGTGCGGGCGGACGTCGTACAACCCGAGCGACGTCCGGGAAGGCTATTGCGGCCACTGCCACGACTGGACGCGGCCGCGGGACCGCGAGGAGATCTCGTCGTCCTGCGACGTGGGCGCGCACGCATGGTGCAACGACGCATCATGCGTGTGTGCCTGCCACCGGCGCGCCGACGATGAGCCCGACGAG